GATAGTAGATTTCTTTTCTTATATATCTGTACAAAACCATCAAATGACATCATCTTATTACTGTTTATCTGTGAATTATACATCTTAAAAAATCTAGCAGATTCTTTAGCTCTAACTTTCGGCATTCCAGCTTTTACTAAATCATTTAAGCAAGTGTGATACATATTATTTAAAGTTTCACTTTGTGATTTTAACATATTATACCAATACTCACCAGTTTTACCATATTCTAACCAATCATTAGGTAGATAAAATTTATCTTCTTGTAATTCTTTGTATCTAGCTGATTCAGCATTTTCAGCACTAAGAGCTACAGAATGTTTTAAGAACTGAATATGTGTTGCTATTTCTGTTGTTGTTACAAAATGTAATGTACTAAATCTAAATGGAGATGTATGATTTTGTTCTGCTAAAAATAACAATAATTGTTCAATATCTCTAACTCTTTTAGAATTATTTATAATATAATCAATGATTACATCAACTCTATCCTCTATTTCAAGAGGCATTTCTAAATTTAATTCTAAGAATGTAGAACTCCATGCAGCTAGTGAATGAGTTTTATCTCCACCATAGTGTCCTATTAGTATAGCTTTGTTATCTGTCATAATTTATTTGTTTAATAAATACACAATTAAATTCTTTAACAAATTTAATCCTGCTAATATAGCTATTATCAATGAAATAGCAAAACCAGCCCAATACAATCTTTCTCTATTTTTCTCTTTCATAATTCTGCATTAAAACTACAATGACCAAAATTTACCATTAATGTCACCATCATAATACCTACCCATTGTTATTTGTTTTTAAATTGTTAAATAAGCAAGGGCTGGATTTGATACCAGCATGAATCGTATAAGCTATAACAGTTGTACACCTGTCGATTCTCAGCTAGCGTCTATCTTCCGCCACCTTGCTATTTATCTGTCTTTCCAGATTGTCAATTTATCCTCTGTCGCAATCAGGTGTTAAAGAAATGCTTAATTGGATAAGTATTCACCTAATCCCGAGGTCTGCAAATATCTTCAAATTGTTCAATAATTAAATCACATTCGTTTATCATCTTTAGTATTTCTTTAGTATATTTACTATTTTCATACGGTTCATAGAATACAATGTGTTTAATTCCTGATGCCATTATAAGTTTTAAACAATCATTACATGGTTGTAATGATGTGTACATAATACAATTGTTTACTGCTATACCATATTTAGCAGCCATCATTAGTGCATTTTGTTCAGCATGAATTTCATATAGTAATGACCATCTGTGATGTTCATCTTTATCAAATGTTTCACCATCAAATATATCATTACAATTATGATAACCTGATACAGTACCATTATATCCTGTAGATATAATTCTACCATCTCTAGCAATAATAGCTCCTACTTTCTTAGATACACATTTAGATTGTTCTCCTAGTCTTATAGCTGTTTCAATAAAAAACTTATGTTTCATTTTATTAAGTTTATCTCTTTAATAATTTCTGAATAATATTCCTTATCTTCTTTATTCCTTTTAATCATATTAATATGTACTAGAGCCATCTTTTTAGCTAATTCTACTATACGAACAGCTTCAAATAAATCTTCATCACATATTAATACAGAATAAAATTCAAGAAATACATAATTAGCTACATCTTTAGGATTGGACATCGTGTTTATATTTTACTTTGAAATAATATTCTATCTCGTCTAGTATTTCTTCATCATTTTCAGGTGCATCAGCAATCCAGTTTACACACTCTATATACTTATTATCAATAGTATTGACAACTATAATAAAGAACTCATAATCTTTATTATTAACAGTATAATGACCTTTATAAGTATGTGTGTACTCAATAGGTTTTCTATCAAATGTTAATCCTTTCATAGTTTTAGAATATATATCTAATAGTATTCCACGGTATTACTTCATTATGTAACTCTTTAAACTGGTTAATCCATTTAGTTTTGTATTTAACCTTATATCTAAGATTTAACCCTCCACATTGAGATACTTTATCTTCTTGTATTTCAGGATTCCATAATAAATTTTCTCCAGGAATATTATTAGCAATGTTATAATCGTGTTTCTTTTTGTTATGTGTTAAAAATATAACTTCACATTTAACTTTATCTTTGTATTTTCTATCAACTAAAGCATCTACACCTTCAAATAACATTCTATATTGATACAACCAATCTTCATCAACAATTACAGGACTAAAATTGATATGTACATCATAACCTGCTTCTATAAAATCATTAACAGCTCTAATTCTATCAATAATTTTACTTGTATTAGGTTCTAGTATAGTAGAATATTTCTGTGGCATTAAACTAAATCTAATTCTAACTTTTCCTTCAGGATTAAATGATAATAGTTTAGGATTCACATATTTAGTAGCAAATGTAGCCATAGCTTTATCATGATTCTTAAAGAATGTAAATATAGATTCCCAGTCATAGTATTTAGCATGGAGTGATAAATCATCGTTGTAGCTGATATCGTAAGTTATATACTTATCATGTGTTTGATTAGGTTTATCAACTGTAGCAAACATACTATGATTATTAATAGCTGTTAGTATATCAAACGTATTTGTAGCTACTAATACACCTGTAGGTTTATGTCTTTTAAGTGTACAGTAACTACAGTTGTATAAGCAACCGTAACCAAATGCTGGTGACATATAATCAGCTGACCTACCATTATCTCTAATCAACATAGATTTTCTTGGTAGAAATTGTATCAATGATTCCATTTAATTTAAAGAATATAATAGTGTAAAATATATCTCCTAGAAATTGATTTCTAAGAAATGGAAGTCCTGCAATATATGATGCTGATAGACTATTATAATAACTAGCACAAAAAGCATTAGTAATAAGAAAGAATATTATAGAGAAAGATATACTGTTTAACATCAACACTCCTGGTGTAGTATTAATTACAGTATATCTTGCTATAATAGTCAATATTACTATTGTTAAATACACATACCAAGTAAATGTACCACTAATGAAATAATCACTTATTAGCATTCCTATTATACTAATCATTAAAGATTTAGTAATATTATGCTCACTTGTAGCATATAATATTAATCCTATTAATGGAGTAAAATTATATGGATGTGGTAGTAATCTACCAAATATTAATATTAATATCGACAATGCTATTTTCATTCTCTAAATGTTTTTGGAAATGTTATAGGATATTTTTTAGCTACACAAACTACATTACCTAGATTATAACTTGCTCCATCATTTGATATCCATTCTTTATCTTCAGGAAGCCACGTGTAAGTATTATCTAATACTTCATGTACTACTAATACATCATTAACAACTTTTCTTACACCTACAAAATATTCATCTAATTCTGTTGTTTCAGGATTAAATAGTTGCCAATGTAAAGGTAAATAATAATTTTCTTCTTTTTCCATGTTTAGCTATATTTAAAAGGATTTTCTGTTAATAATGATTCTTTAACAGTAGATATAAAACCATTTATACCAACTATAAAAACAAATATTACAAATGTTAAATAACTCAATGGATTATAAGGATTTAATCTTCTTCTTGTAAATCCACTTTTAGTTATTATCTCTTGAGTTATATTCAAGAATGATAATAGTTTTATAATACTTCTCATACTTTTTCCCAATATTTTTTAGTAACTTCATATCTACCATTCTTTTTCTTTCTATAAAGTTCCTCCATTATCATAATATTTTTTAACAATTCTAATTAATTTATTTAAACATTCAAGTTCTGCTTCTTCGTAGGTTTCAAATACGGGACTTTCCCAATCTCCCCAACTAACATACCAAGTATTATCTGTAAACTTTTCTGGGTATATATGAGCGTTATACTTCTCCCTAAACCAACGAAATGCTTGTTGATATAGTGGTGCGGAACAACTTGTTACTTTTCCTATTTGGTCACTATTTTTATAAGGGTAAGATAATTGTTCACTACCACCATCAGCATAGATTTTACCAAAACAGGGTTCATCGAAACCTAATTCTTTTAATTCTAATGCTTGTTGAAACGGGATAAATTCATTTTTCATAATCAATGATTTCATTTAGTTCAGTTTCAAGTTCATAAATTCTAATTTTAAGTTTATCAATATCATGTTCTAATGTATCAATAGTATCTTCTAACTTTTCATGAGCTTCTTCTAAATCTTTAATTTCTATCATTAAATCATTAATTATAGAAATAATATCATCTTTAAGATTGTTAGCTTGTTTTTCTAATAGTGTGTTGTTCATTGTTATAAATTTTGTTGTAATAATTTTCTCCATCAATTCTATCATATTTCTCATGTGCATCTATACCATAACTATTCTTACATCCCTCTAAATAAAATTTGTTTGCTTATTCCTTTAGTTTCTTCTTGTGGAATAATGATTTTGTAATCATAAGCATCAATTCTTGGAGAATTCCAATTGTCAACAACTTCAACAAACTCAAAACTTGGATTCTTTACAAACCATTCAAGAAAAGTATCATCAATAGCTTGAACACCATCTTTGATTAATTCTTGGTCTGTTGTCATTATAACTAATTTACATTCAGATAAGTCAGTTAAATAGGTAGGAAACTTGTTTAAAATTTGTTCTTGTTCTAATTGCCATTTACCTTTGTGTGGTCTTACATCTTTAATTTCTTCATCAGAAGTGATGTAGATGTGTTTATTTTCCCAATGAGAACCCATTGTGTATTTTTTAGATAACAATAAATTACCTTTTGGTATTGTTATTAATAATCTACTTGGTTTGTCTGTTGGTAAAACGTGTATGTTTTTCATTTTATTTGTAATTTAATTATTAAAATCAAGTCTTTAATACACTCAAGTTGCGCTTCTTCGTAAGTTGTAAACTTCCAATCTCCAGATGGTCTATCTTTTGGCATTGTATGATATTCTTCACCAGTTACATTGTTCCAAATAAAATGATTATAACCAAGTTTATGACTATGCTGGTCATTTGTTGCTTCTATTGAGGAGTGCCAATTAAATTGTTCACGAAACCATCTAAATACTTGCTGGTATAGTGGTGCTATAGTTACGTTATCATCATTTAAAACAAAATGTTCACCTAATATGTATAGTTTTTTTGGTGTATTTTTTATTGGATAATGTCTTCCTTTTTCATCAATTCCAAACATTTTACATTTTGGTTTTGTATAAAATCTTCCTAACAAAGGTTCATCGAAACCTAATTCTTTTAGTTCTAAAGCAATTTCATAGCTTACAAATTCATTGTTCATAGATTACTTCTTTTTAAATTGTTTAATAAAATCTTCAAAGAATAATGGTTTGTAATTTATGTCATCTAATGCAGTAGCATCTATATAAGAAGCATTCCAACACATTTCCATATTTTCCTCACTATACATTCTTTCTTGTTGCCATTTAGCACCTAATTTAAAACTTTGTGGATCAAAAGGAAAATCGCTATTAAATTTTCTTGTTTCATATTCTCTTTTAATAGCTTCTTCAAGTGTTTCTTGTTTTTTCATTTCTTTAAGTCATTTAATTCTGGGTGAGTAAAATGAAATTCAGTTAACATAGCTGCATTGCACATTAAATGAGCTGAATGTAGTAATCCATCTTCAGGGTCTATTTCTTCACCTAATCTAATAGCTTCTAAGTGTCTCATAGCTGAAGCTATAACTTCAGAGTATGGCATTCCTTTTTCCCAGTTTCTAGGTGCATATTTAATAGCACCTGCTGTCCATACTTTAGCATATTCTCTTTGCGCTATTGCTGGAGCTAAATCATAACGCAATTTATTTTCATTATGACGCAATGCTCTTACTGTTGTATTAGTGTAATACTTTTTAATTTCGTCCATATTTATCATTTTATTGTTTCTAAATATAAATCAATAGCTCTTTCTTTGTATTTATAGCTATTCCAAAATCTTGTAGTGTTCATTAATACTCTATTAGAACGTAATGGAGTATATAATTTACTATCTACATGTTTATTATCAGGTAATATAACTAATTGAGTATCTTCTTTATCATAATCTACAATCTCTCCAGCTTCATATAGTAACTCAATAATTCTAACAATAGGTATCTCTGTATCTAATGTTTCACCTTCATCGGTGGTATAATTAATCCATAGTGTACTATGATTTAATTTGTCAGTAAATAATGTGTAATCAACTAGTGTCATTGAAATATAATATATTTATCCTTATATTTATAAGGTTTTAGTGAATAATGAATGTTGTCTTTTGTTTCAAGATACATAGCTATTTCTGTAAAAGATTCTGAATTAAAAATAATATCAATATAGTAATCAGGATTAAATGGTTTAAGATTTTTAATACTGAAATTATCATCATCCATTGAAGAAACCCATCCTATATATTTGTGTGTGGCTAATACTTTAAATGTAAGAGAATTATCTCCTTCTCTTATAGATGCTTCATCAATAAATATAGGTACAAGTACTTGACCATCAATAATATAATTCTCGCTTACCTTCTTGTCTTCCATGTTGAACCACAAACCAATGTCTTGAGAGCGTTCCTCGTGTGTTAATAGCATTAACTTGCACAGCTTTCTGAATATCTTCATCTGTTGCTTTTATATAGTATTTACAATTATTTTCATCGTAGTGATTAAATCCTTGCCAATAGTTATCAATTTCTGATAACATTCTAAAACAAGTATTAGCTTTAGGACAATCGTAATTAACACATTTTATTGGACTTATTAATCCTTCTCCCTTACAATAAATACAACTAACAATAATAGTATTTCTATCTTTCAATCCAGTACCATCACACCTTGTACATATTTCTGCTAATCTCTCTATCATTGTAGTAAATTTTAATGTCTTTATTCTTTAAGGTTTTACGAATATCTTTTATAAAATCCTCTACTAGTTCTTCAGGAATATCTATAATGATATCATACGCTAAAGTGTACACAAAGAAAGGGAATTTTTTATCATTAATGAAATAAAGATAAGTATTATATCTTTCTTTTTGTGATTTAAATCTAAAAATAACAGGTTTATTCATGATTATAGTATAAAGAGAGAGGTATTGCTATCTACCTCTCTCTAATTATGAATTATAATTGTTCACTAACCCATTGGTCATACATTCTCCACGAATTTATTCGTAGTTTTAGAATTCTCCTTTTCATAGTTATGGATATCTTGTTTTAAAATCGGGTTTAACATAATGGTCAGGTTTTTGTATTTTACCTGTTTCACTATGTTTTAATACATAAAATCCTCTCGATGGACTATCAACTCTACATTTCTTTTGTTCAGCTTCTTTCGTTACTTCATCCAGACTTGTAAATCCTTTAGTCATATTCGCTTCAAACTTGAGTTTCAATGCTTCATCAGCATTAACACCCATTTGTTGTAGTAATCGTATAGTAACCCATATTAAATCTACAGCTTCTTCAACAATATTAGGATTGTCATCGTTGCCAATAGCAATAGTGAGTTCTTTATACTCTTCATCAATCAATCGTGTAGCGTTGAGTTTCTCCTCCCAAGTAATCGTATTGTCATAATACTCTCGTACACTAAGTCCAAATGTTTTAGACCATTCTCTAACTAATTTCTCCATCATAGTGATAATATTTCATTTTTTAAGTTAAGCATTGAATCTAATTCTCCATCTATTTCACAATCATAGAAACTAGATAGTTCTTGTTGTAATACAGATGCTTTACTCAATACTTTAGCACCATAATGTTGATATTCATTATTAGGTGCATATAGAAAGTAATTGAATAATTCATCAGGTGAATACATTTCTGAATACCTACTTTGCATAAACATATCATAACTATGTTTAGCTTGTTCAGGTATATCAAACTCTAAAACTACTAAATCATTATTAATAAATGGATAGTAACTTTTTAAAATATTACGGTCATAGAGTGATTTAGCTGTAGTTTCTAATACTTCTGTATTACTAAATCTTTTGTCAATTAGCATAAATATTTTGTATGGAGATACTTCTTCTATTCCTAAACAAAAATTCATGTTTAATCCTTTCAACATAAAACCTAGTTTTGCATCATAAGCTTTTAGTGTATGAGCTAAATAAAGTCTTGTTCTATTGAATACTAGAACAGGCTCTTTAGGATTGTGAAATAAGTCAATCGAGAGCGTTGGGATTGTAAATGGTGTCATAAGCACTGGTAATTAGTCTTCCGTTATTAATAAAGATACCCCTATCAACATCAACATCAGGATTAGCTAAATGCCAATTGTAGTTATTAACTATTTGTTTAATTCCAGGAACTCTCATATCCTCAATAAATTCATCTGTAGTACCTTTAGGTATGCCATCATAAGCAACTGTTAAGTCTTTTAGTGATAGTGTATATATTAAAGGTGGTTCATTAGTAACATGACTAACTACTAAGAATTGTAGAGGAAAATCCTGACGATAACTATACCATGCAGCTTGAATATCGTATCTAAACTTTCTTAAACTATAATTAAAATCTTTAACACTACCATTAGTGTACTTAATATCATACAATCCAGTTTCTGATACAGCATCATATAATCTTTTACTTTCTATACCATTGTAACTAAAATAGTTAGGAACTTGGAAATCAGTCCAAGATTCAACAATATGAGCTGTAAATGGATGTGATTTAACCATACTAACTTGATGTAGTATTCTCTCATAATCAACTCTACTAATAATTGTTTTTCCTCTAGCTTTCCATAAATCTTCATAAAATGTTTCTAGTTTCATTAAATTATTCCATACTGTATCTTCTTTCCAACTACCACCATAACCTTCTTGACTTGCAGCCAATAGTAATGGTTCTTTGAGTGTATCTAATGGTACATAAGATTCTAGTGTATCATAAACTAATTTAACAACAGATTTAGCTGAACCTCTACTATAGTTATCTTCATTACTAATATAGAATAACTCATCAAAATGTTGTTTGTAAGTTAATAAACACTCAAAAGCATTACCATGATTCATAGCAAATTGGTCAGTCCAATACTTTTTGTTTACATAAGTACCATAACCTTTTGATAGTGCTGATAACTTGCTATAGTGCAACGCATCATGTTGCCTGTAGTCATTTACTTGATTTAACATATTCATTTAGAAATAATTTAAAATCTTCCATACGCATAATAACCAGCTCATCTAACACTTGTTCTTTTACTGTAACTTTCTTAGTCATTCTAGTAAATAACAATGGTATTTCTCCAGGTTTTATACGCATAGTTAATAATGAAGATATATCTATAGAAATACTATTCTTTCCTTTAATCATTGTCTTTTTACATTGTACTTTAAGACGCTGAATATAGTTAGGAACAGTATCTCTATAAAATACATCAATTCCTTCTCCATCTAATGGAGTGTTTTTTGTAGTAGAGATTTCATAAGTCTTATGATTCTTATTGTTAAAAGCTTCTAAATTAAATATAGTAGCTAAGAATTTAATAACATCATAATTCCACTTATCTCCCTGTCTTTTGTTTTTAATCATATTTAAAATCTTAATAACCTTTTATCTCTCATAACATCCACAAGATAAGAACTTATTAAATCTTTTGATACTATATTTATATTAAATGTTTTTTCTTGTACATATTTATAAGGAATAACAGTATAATTAAAAACATCATCTTTACTAAAACTTACAGTAATGAAAGCTTTAACTATTTCTATTATATTATCAGGACATTTATCAGTAAAGAATATTTCTCTATCAAGAGAAAACATATAAACATCTTTAGATTGTTTGTTAACTACCATTAAAGAAGTAACTTCTTTTTCAATTAATCTAGTAGCAAACATTACAACATGACTTGTTAGATTTATATGAAAATCATCAGTAGTTTTAAAACCATATAATAATGTAGTAGGAATGCGATTTGTACCAATTATATCTCTATCATTGTAATTAATCATATTATTAAAAACATAATGACCATAGTCTTGTCTAAATAATATTGAATCACAAGTTGGCATCATACCTGGTGTATAAAGGAATTGTATAGACATCTGTTCCTGTTTTAAGGTTTACAATATATTTATTAATCAATTCTACTACTTTACCATGACACATATTGGCTACATACCTAGTTTGAGTAAATGTACAGTTAACAGGTTGATTTTCAGTATCAGATAAAGCTCTTTGTTTATATTCATCAATATTTTCTACTAATCCATCTTTAGAAGATAAAAAATATATTTCAAAATATTCAGCTAACATTCTGATATCCATAAAGAAACTATGTTCTTTATCAATTATATAATAGTTTAACCATTCATTAAAAGCAGAAACTCTAACATCCATTCTGTCAGGACATACAATAACATTATTAGCTAAAGAATAACTATCATCCCAATATTCATAACGATACTTTATTTCATTAGTAATTTCTTTATAGAATGATAATTCTTGTTCTATAGCTTTTACTTTAGGCATACCTATTTGTGTAGGATAATATCCTTGTGGAATACAATTATGTTCTTCTACTGTATCTCCATCATATAATCCTAATTTATGACCATTAAGTGCTAAGTTTACAGCAACACCTTTACCTACACCACCTAATCCTATAACAGTAATATTTAATGATGTATCTGCCCATATAGCTGACTTATACCTTTTGTTTAAACTCATTAGTTTTGTTTTTTGGTGAAAATTTAACTTTTAAATCTGCAACAAACTGTGTATCTTTATAGACATACAAATCTTTAAATAATTCTACTTCATTTATATTAGGATTTAGTTCTTCTAAGAACTCTTCCACACTATATTCATAGAAATCATAACTATTTAGTATATCTACTTTATCTTTATATGTTGTTCTGTTGTTAAACGCAAAATAATTATTTAATTCAGTTAAGTAATTTGGTTTATTATTACCAAACATATTATACTGACTTATATAATTAGGTTTCTCAACTACTGTAGTAATTTTAATAGCTTCATCAATATCTTCATATTCAGGAATATCTAATTCTGTGTTAATCTTGTAGATATTAATTGTTTTGCTACCTTTTCTAGTTTGTTTAATCGTTTGACCAAACCACTTATAAGTATATTCTTTATCATATTCTTCTTCTTCTAAACTAATAAGTGAAGTGAATTTAAGTTTATGATTACAGATAACACTCAAATAAGTACCATTGTAATTAGGATTGTTAACCATTAACTCCTGATAATCAACAGAAGATGGATTAGTATCCATTTCTATATGACTATGAATTAATCCTTGATAACAATCTACTAATTCTTCAGCATTAGACATAACATAATTACCTAATACTAAAGATAAATCAGGATATTTAGCATAATCTATACTAACTACCATACTGTTTTCAGGACCTTTACCCATAAAGCACATATCAACAGCTTCTAAGATTGTATTGCTAATCTTCTTATAGAATATAATACCACACCATTCTGAATTAGTACCTGTTTTGATGTTAGCTTTTATAATCTTTTTAATTAGTCTGTCTGATATTTTTAAAGTAATAGTCTTCAAGTCCTGATGAGAAATATGGGTCGTTAAATTCTGCTGTTGCAAAGGTTTCAAATTGTTGTAATACATCGTCTTTTAGTTGTTTTGAAGCTTCTCCCAGTAAATATTCACCATCGAAAGCTTGTATTTTAATATAATGGGTTTTTTCTTTAAAATTTATTGTGTAGTTACCACAATTGTTCATGAAATTCAATAAATTAGTAGAAACTTTATAAGAAACTGACCTTAGATTATTAATAAAGATACTTTTTAGTTTTTCTCTATCAGTCTTTAGACTAAACATTTTACCAAATATAGTATCTGTTAATTCTAAACTATCATTAACTAATTCTATAAGTTTATATCTTACTTCAAACTTAAAATTTGCTGCTGATAATGAATTAATATGGTTAATTTCTATAAGGTCTTTTATAGTGATATAACAATCACTACTATTCTCATTATGTAACCAAAAATCTATGTTGTTAATAGCTTTAACAACACTTGGTAAGTTGTCAAAATAATGAAAAATATCCATAGTACCTTTACAATAATCACTAGTAAAATAATAATTACTATTATGATTTGCATGAGGATGAGCAAATATCAAACCTCTGGTATTAGCGTAATCAGATAATGTGTAAGTAAGTTTAGTAAATTTAAATGCAGTATAATCATATTCTAAATGAATAAATATATCATAAATAGTATAAGTATTACCAGCAGTATCTTTTACTGTAACTTCAGGATAATATAATAATAACTGTGTATCTTGAAACTCATATCTGTTTGGAAACATTTCTTCAAGATATAGTTCTAATACATCAAAATTAGGATTACTAAAAATTTGTTCTTTAGTCATAGCATTGATTTAAAAAGAGAGTGGCTGTTACACCACTCTCTCATCCTTATAATTACTTAATCAAATGCGGATAATCTTTCTTTAATCTGTTAATAAATCTAAGTTTGTTAACATCAGTCAATAGTTGTAAGCTGTACTCAATCTCAAATACTCTTTCATCTAATTCTGAAATTAATTTGCTTAGTTCTGCAACTTGTGCATCACTTACAAGTGATGTGCTTGTTTCAGGATTAAGATAGTTATCAGCAGCTTTTAACATAGCAATAAGCTCTGCTTTAGGAACACTCATGTAGCGAGAATGTACAATATCTAATAATGTATCATCATCATTTTCTACAGCTCCCAATCTATAACTTTTAGCAATTTGCTTTAAATCATTATAAGGAGTTTCATCATAATTTATAGCTGCACTAGATTTAGCAGGAGTTACAGTTACTACTTTTAAGTTTTGAGGAATATCATTTCCTGATGCACTTAAATCAGTATTACCATTAACAACCATACCTTCAACATACAACTCATTCTCTTTGAGATAGTCGTATAATTCAGAAACAGTAGAGCCATTAAAATCATGGATTGTTACATTGTTAGACAATGTAGAAGTAATAAGGAGTTTCATACTTGAAGAAGTTTAAAATTAAATAAATAAGGATTTTCTGTTTTAGACAATATATATATTGAGTTAGAATACGAGTATTGATAACTACACGTATCTACTTTACACAACATATTTGTATAGTGGTTTATAATTACTTTACGAGCATACTTGCCCATAAAAGATTCTTTAAATGTTACCATTGTATTTTTTCATTATTCTGGTAAATACAGTAGTTATCAACAGCTTTCCATACAGCAGTATTAATTTCTAAATCAGGATTATACTTTTTAGCTACTGGATGTATAGTACATATACCATTTGATACTAAAGGATAATACTTTTTAGCATCATTACCAAAGAAGACAAACATAGGTTTTACATTATCTTCTAAGTATTTTACTAATGATTCAGTAAATGATGCCCATAGTTTAACATGTGCTGTTGGAGAACCTTGTTTTGGAACTGTAAGTGCTGTGTTAAGCAATAATATACCTTGTGATTCCCAATGTAATAAATCTGTTTTAAGATTAAAAGAGTAATCATCAAGATATTCTTGTAAACTCTGTTCTATAACAGACAGAGTTGGAGTCATAATCGTACTTGATGTAGCTAACCCATTCGCATAGTTATTCTGATAGGGAGATAGAAACAAAAAAACCACTCTGACATCATAGACAGAATGGTTTAAGGCTCTAAATATATTTTTACTATCAGGATAATATGTTACTCTACTAAGATTTTCTTTTATAGATGTTAAATCTATAGTATCAAATAGCGGATAATAAGTGGGATGTACTTTTGGGTACGAGTTGACGTATGAGGTGTTTTGTTTCTGTGTAACCATACGTTTTGTAGAAATCAGATATATCTTTAGGATAACCTTCAGGAATTGATATACCAGTAAAGTTATTGATTGATGATAATCTGTTACAAGCATTTAAGCCTGTTTCATCATTATCCATTAATACATATACTTTATCATAATTCTTAAACATAGATAAATCAGGATTTGATGTTTCTGAATGAATAAACCTACTACTATAACCTAAATTATCTAATACCATATAATCTTTTATAGATTTAGTAATGATAACAGTATCTGTTATAGTATTCGTACCACCAATAGTATTCTCATTGAAGTTACTAAGGAATTTAAATGTACTATTAGGTTTATATATCTTAATCTTTTTATCTACTACAATAGCTGTTGTTTCATCATAAGTTCTAACTTTCTGCATGAAATGTGGACAATAGCGACTGTTGAATGAATAAGAACTTACAGGATAACAGTTCTCTGACTCTAATTGCTTTTTAGATATATCATACTGTAACCAATATTCTTTGTGATGGTTATTCCAATTACCTGAAGTAAATGCTAATTCAAATTTCCAATCTTTTGACTGTTTAGTAGTTAATGATAATGTATTAACTTGTTTAAAACTTACATTCTGCTTGATAATCTCTAATGCTTTAGTGTAGTTGCAATGATATTTAAGCATTACACCATCAATACAAGATATACCATGATAAGTAACATCAGCAAAATCAGCTAATAAGATAACATTATCGTATTCATATAACCAACAACCAGGTTTAGAATCATTGCGTAATGTATTTACTATTTTTTCATTTAGTCTTACACTAAATCCTAATAATGATTCCCATACTTTAAATTGGTCTATCTGACTATAAACGTTGTAACTTTCTGAAGCTACAATACCATCAAGTTTCATAATTGGAATTTATAAAAAGAAAGCGTCACACAATGTAACGCTTTCTAGTGAATAAGTTTACCAATCAGGTGTATCAGTTGTTTCTGTTGATTGCAACGGAACAAATTCTTGGTATTTAATGCTAAAGAAACTATTAGTAATCTTAGTACCATTCTTCTCAGCATTTTCTACTTGCTTTTGGAATGATGTAATAGCTCTTTGTGGAACTATAAGATTACCATTGTTAATTTCTGAACGATAGATATATCTAAACAATGAAGATTGTGCTAGAGTACCATCTTGTTTCTCTCTAACTACTAATGGAATAACTACATGACAGTTATTAGTTCTAACATGGTCCATTAGTGATTCAAAATTAGCTTTACCTTTTAATACTGAATCAAAATCCAGTTTATTAGCTTTCATATCTTTCAAGAATGTTTCTTGATTAGACTGATAAGATAATAATTGACGCAAGAACTCATACCAATCAATTTCACCAATTCTAGCTTTAACTGGTTCACTCTCTTTAGTAAAGAATGACCACTCTCTGCCATTAGATTCTTTAATATCAAACATGGTAGCTTCATCCTTAATATAGAATGAACGCCAATCTCCTTTAGTTGACATATAAAGATGACTTCCAGTTGTTGATACTACTGGTTCATCTTTAACTGTTACACCAACAAGGAAATCTCCATCTTGAAATTTAAATGGAATCCATAGTGATTCTCCATTGTCTGATAGTTTTACACCATTAGGTTTGCATAGTGCTAAACCTGTGTATAGGGATTTCTCCTCTACCCCTGTGTTACCTTCAAAATTCATCATAAGCTTCTACATTATTTACTGTTTCTAAAATAGATTCTTCTTCTACTACTACATTAGTTGGAATAGTTACAATAGATTGAGCATCTGATTGAGTATTAGCTGTATAATCTATTATAGGTTCCATTTTAAAGATACCTTCTTCAGCATTCTCTACTACTAATAGATATTCATTCTCAGTTAATTCTGCATGAATACTTTTAGAAGATACTTTACCATTCATTCCTAAACGATATACTAATTTCTTACTTTCAAATGCCATAGCTAAATTAGGATTAACCTCTTTAACTTTATCAAATGGTGAAATAAGAAAGGTATCTCCATGCTTTATAATAACTACTTGCGTAGGTATTTCAACACCAAGCAACTCTTGTGCTTTAGTATTAAAATGAATAGAAGCAGAACGTTGTCCTTCTGTAACTTCTAACTTAGTGATAACAGCTCTATTAGGATACTTTTCCCTTGTTGCTGTTTTAATTTTTACTGCTCCTTCTAATTTAAAATCAGAAAATGTAATCATAATTATTTAATTTTAATGTCTGAATAAATCTTATTCCAGTTAACAGTTTTACCATCAGAAATCATAATGTTTTGGTTAGATAATCTTGCTAATCTGCAACCAGCAATTACATCTTGTTTAGCTTCAAAACTGATATAACATTCTTCTTTATCACGATAAACAAATCCTATACCATCTACTACAGATGACCATATAGATTTTACTTTACCAGTAAGATTGATATCTGCTACATCGACAATATCTTGTAGTTTAGATTCTACTCTTTTGTCTTTGACATGAGCTACAAGTATTACTCGTTCTGCTATCTTTTGAAACTTTCTAAACCATTCCATCATTACTTCTCTTGAGTATTGATAACCAGCACCATTAGCTAGATTATACACGCTAGTAAATCCTTCATCACCATATAGTATAGGATTACCTTTACCATCACGATTAAATGATTTACCTTGTACACTTTTCATGTACATATAAGTACCTACAATTTCTGACCATATATCTAGTTGTGTAACTGTATCTATAATCAGATATTTTAGTTTACTATTAGCTAACTCATCAAGTAACTTATTAAATTCTTTGTAATCATCTACTTGCTTTACTCTTGCTTTTAAGAAGTGATAACCTTTTGGGTCTGTACTAATAACTAGAGAATTAGATTCTTTAATTGTTAAATCAGCAAGAATAGTAGATTTACCTGTTTTAGGTAAGCCATACAGTAATAAACTGGTTAATTGTTCATCTGTTGGTTCTACAATATCAAACATTGTTAATTTGTTTTAAAAGTTTTTCGTTACTATCCATATCGTCTTTATCCAAGTGTGCAAAGTAATTGCGACTACCATCAAATAACACACCCATTTCTAAATCATCAAGAATACCTTCTCTACTCTTTAATAATAATAGTGTGCGTAAATTATTCTTCCATAGTTTTAAATCATAACCTAAATACATTTGTGCTGGTATATGGTCTCTCCACTTATAGGGATAGAATAATCCTAAGATAATAGTTGCATCCTGACTAGTTGTTTTGATTTTGTTTAATCCATCGATACTAGGTTTTAGTTTGTCAATAATTGTTTTTCCTTTGATGTTTACTTCAAGTGCCTCTTTTGAAGGAACTTGCTGCTGAACAAAGAATGATACTACACCACATTTAAGACCTAATCGTTGTCTTGTGTATTGCGCACTAAAATGTTCTAGTGTTTCATACCATGTTTTTCCTGATTCATTCAAGTAGTTACCAATATGGTCTGAAAACGTAATAACCCATTGATTAGGGTCACTAGGTTTATATTCATCCCATATCTCTCCTTGATTAGCAGGAACACCTTTGTAGTAGTAAGTACCAGTCTTAACTAAAAATTCTCTTACTAGTTTATAAAATCCTGTAGGATGAGGTATTTGTACTACCTCAAAATAGGGTTCTATAGTTTCAGAGAAATAATTAGCAGCTTCGATGATGTAGGGGTGATAGTCTTTAGAAAACTGTTTATCCCAGTATCCCATTATTTCATAGTATGATAGCTTAATGTTATGTTTCTCTCTCAAATAGTTGATGATAAACATAGCTTTAAACTTTTCTACAGGTTCTTCTAAACTATTATAGAAGATTTTAATCTTTATATTAGGTATTGTTTGTGATAATGATAACAGATAAGATGCAATAAAGAATCCTAATCTTGATTTACCAGCACCTGTACCACCTGTAATTAGTATTTGGTCTCCACGAATAAATCCTGGAAGAAATGATTTTAATCTAGGAAATATAGGATAAATGGGTAAAAAGTTTACACCACCATTTCCAATAAAAGATTGATTTCGGATTATCTTATCCGCTAATTGTTTAAACAACATTGTCGTATTCTTCTTTAGTAGTTTCGTTATCTTCAAGGAATGTTAGCAACATAGATTTACCAGTATTATCATAGATAAAATTATCACAATCTTTTAAGAATCTATTAGTAGCCATACACATATCTACATATTTCTTACAAGCTGTAATAATATCATTAGCATTATATTTAGTGCTAATACTATCAAAGAATAATTCTAATGCTCTACGAACATCTGTATTATTAGATGATTTACCAGCTATACCAATATATTTTGATGACCAAAATTCTCTGATACTAGTAATTAAATCTTTTTTTGGAATACTATTCTGATTTACAGTAGTATTTAACTGCCACATACCATCTGGAGATAAATATATTAATTTTTTATCAGACCAGATTTTAAAGATACGAAGAATTTCCAATTCATCAGTAATAATTAATTCTTTTTCAGAACTAATTCCACAGTATTTGAATAAATTGATATTATTATCTAAACAAAAGAGTAATAATTTAATCAATTTATCATCTACATCAGCTAAGTTAAAGTTTTCATTTGTCATAATTAGATGATGATATATATCCCTTAATCTTCAAATCTATTTCATCTACTTGTTTAAGGTTTTTGTCATAGATTTTATTAATCTTATCAAACCAATTTTCTTCATAGGTATTTAATGTTCTAAATATAAAAACTTTACCTACTTTACCTTCTTCATATCTAACTATTCTGCCTATGTATTGCATTAAGTGATGATAACTGGTATAATAAGAGAATACTAATAAGTGATGAAGATTTGGGATAGTAACTCCACGTTTTAAACGTTTTGATGTTCCTAAAACTTGCGGGGGGTTAAGTAGGATATCTTCAACTGTTCTTTTAACAACGTCAAGATTACCACCCAAATAATCACCTGTTTTCAGTAGTCTTTTATTACTACACAATATGCTTTTAACTTCATCAATATCAGTTATTAATTTTCTTTCTCCACCATTAGGAGTAACAAAATACTTAGTAGTATCTTCAGCTATTTCATCAACAAGACTTCGTATAGGGTCTAACTCTATACTACATATTAATGAACGTGCTGTAGATTCTCTAAAACTAGTAATTAACTGTCTAGCTACTTTCTTTTTACTTCGTAAGTCATATAATAAAGATACTAACTGTTTACTCATTGCTTTTTTGAGTATAACAGGATGTTTAGGATTCTTTATCATTGTACTACGAACATTATAGTATTCTTGTTCAGTAACTAATCGTGGAGTTTTCTTGAATAGAGGTAAATACTTATTGGTATTATCTAGTCTATGGTCTATTACCCATGTTTCGTAGGGTGATAATATATTATCAGCTATACCTTGTTCTATATCATATTCTACAATGATAGGACAGTATATTTCTAATAGTTGTCCTTTGTTGATATAGTCTGTAATTACTTTATCTCTTGTAAACTTATCAGCTTGTTTGATTTTATTCATTAATCCTTCAGGAATCCTGTTTCTATATACAGATAATACTTCAGGAACTGTAGCAGATAATCCTAGCTTATAGCAATCTATCTTTAACACTTCTTGATACTTATCTGAAATACATTCTTCTATTTCATCATAGATAATGAATTTAGGAGTTCCTTTAGGTTTTGATTGATAGCAATGAAACTGAAAATCAACAAGTGATAATATATCTTGCCCTGTAATCTCTTTGAACTTAGGTAGTTCATCAGTCCAGTAAGTATGTTTACGAGCTGTAGTTTCAGCTAATATCCATACTGTATCACCTTTGTTGATTTTACCATTCTCGAGTAACAACAATACAGCTTTTAATGATAGGAAAGATTTACCAAAACCTGTAGCTACTAACATTGTGCCTTTGTAATGATTATCTTTCCATATCATTAAAAACTCTTGTTGGAGAGAATTTAGTTTCTCTA